CCTTGTTCGGTTCTTCGGCAGCTTCCTCAACAAAAAACTTGTCTGAGTCCATGAACTCCGACAGGAAGAACGCCTTTGCGGCACTCTTCGCCACATATACGGTCTTGCCCGCCCTGATGGCGTCAACCGCCTGATGGATGGTGATTTCTCTCATGCTTCGTGCTCCCTCCTAACTTCATACAGCACGCCTTCCCGGATGACCGGCAGGCGCGTTTCCTTAACTTCCCTTCTGCTTCTTTTCTTCTTCGGCTCATCCTCGATCAGGGCTCCCACGCCCACCGTAATCAGGATCCCGACCATGACGGACATAAAGTAGATCTCGATCAGATCCCACTTGGTCAGTACGATCAGGTCGACCATGGTCTGCGTGATGCTTCCGATCAGTAACGCGCCGAAAAATAAGCCCCTCTTCTTCATTTGTGCTCCCCTCCTGAAAAACTCATTTCCCACTCGAAAAACTCAAACTTTACTTGAAAAACTCAATTACTTTTTCCGGCGGCAATTTGACCGCCTTGAACAGCAACCGCAGCTCCCCTGCCTTGATGCTGTCCGGGTCTTTCCTCCACCGATAAAGCGTTGTCGGCGGTATGCCGGTGACCTTGGCTATCTGCTGAACGTTCAGCTTCCCCGTCGGCCCGACAAAGATGATGTCTGCTCTTCCCATTGCCTCCTTCCTCCAAAAACGGTTAAACCGTTACATCCGGGCATGAAAAAATAATGTCGTTGTAGCTGATGTTGTACAAGACCTCAATCTTTTTCAGCACCTCAACGTCAGGATACGTCCGCCCTGCTTCATAACTTACCAGTGTTGACGGGCTGATACCGAGGTGTTTCGCGGCGTCAACCTGCGTCAGACCGGCGTTGATACGTGCAGCCTTTAAAGTCATTTTCAATTCATCACCTCCTTCCCATAAAGCCCCTACATGCTCTATTATAACGGTTAAACCGTTTTTGTCAACGGTTTTCCCGTCATAATCTTGTATTTTTTACGGTTTCTGTTATGATGAAATTGGAGGAGGTATTGACATGTTAGGTAATAAGAAAATCATGGGAGACAATATCCAGTTCTACATGGACAGGATCGGAATTGAGCGCCGGGATTTTGCAAAGGCAATCGGCGTCCCGTACTCATCGCTGACTGACTGGTTGAACGGCAGGACTTACCCGCGAATTGATAAGATTGAGCGCATGGCTCAGTATTTCGGAATTGAAAAAGCCGACCTTGTCGAGGATCGGAACCGCAAGGCCGCCGCGTCCGTCCGCATCCCTGTCTATTCCAGGGTAGCCGCCGGTATCCCTCTGGAAGCGTCCGGCGAAGTGGTCGATTACGAAGAGATCCCGGAAGCCCTCAGCAGATCCGGCGAGTATTTCGGTCTGCGCGTGGTCGGTGACAGCATGGAGCCAAAGATCTCAGACGGCGACACCATCATTGTTCGGAAACAGGAAACGGCAGAGCCCGGCGAGGTGATCGTGGCGACCGTGAACGGATCGGACGCGTGCGTGAAGCGCCTCAAGACTTTCGAGGGCGGCATTATGCTCATCAGCACCAATCCGGCATATGAACCAATCATGTACACGCAGGAAGAAGTGGAGCGGCTCCCCGTCCGCATCATCGGCAAGGTGGTCGAGCTCCGCGCCAAGTTTTAGGAGGTGACCCCATGCCAACCGCCCGCAAGCTCCCGTCCGGTTCGTACCGCTGCCGGGTCTTCAGTCATTACGTCATGCGTGACGGCAAAAAGCGCCCTGTCTATGAGTCCTTCACGGCTCCGACCAAGCGCGAAGCCGAGGCCGCAGCTGCCGCGTGGGCAGTCGAGCGCAAGGCAAGAGGTCAGTCCATGACCGTATCGGACGCCGTGGAGCGCTACATCACCGCCAAGACTGCCGTGCTCTCTCCCGCGTCCATCCGTGGATATCGTACGGCCCAGCGCACAGCATTCGATGATATCGCCGCCGAGGATATCCGTGACCTGACCTCCGAACGCGTGCAGCTCTGGATTTCGTCCCTGAGCGCCACACGTGCCCCGAAAACGGTCAGAAACATTTATGTCCTGTTGTTGTCCGCGTGCAAGATGTTCTGCCCCGGAAAGGCCTTTAACGTGTCTCTACCGGTCAAAGCCAAATTGCAATACAACCTCCCGACGGATGCGGACGTGAAAAAGCTCATCAAGTCCGTCGAGGGCACGGAGCTGTGGATTGCGCTCATGTTGGCATACTATTACGGACTCAGACGCGGCGAAATATGCGCCCTGACCTCCGATGACCTCAGCGGTGACCTGCTGACCATCTCTAAGGATATCGTAGCCGATGAAAATAACATCTGGGTCGTAAAGCAGACACCGAAGACCGCCGACTCATACCGCGTCCTGAAGCTCTCAGAGCCCGTTTTAAGCGTTCTGAAGGCCGTGGACGGTAATTTCATCACCTGCACACCGAATGCCCTTCTTGCGCGTTTTAGGCGGGCTATAGCCAAGGCAGGAATACCGCCGTTCAACTTCCACCTGCTCCGGCACTGCTACGCGACCCGGGCCGCTACGCTCGGAATCGCCGACATCTTCGTCGCAAAAATGGGCGGCTGGAAACCGGGCAGTCCCGTTTTGAAGTCGGTCTACCAGAACGCCATGCAGGACGAACTGTTGCGGCAGATGGATAAGATGAACAGCGCTATTCCGTGAGCCTTGGCGTGACATATTTCGTGTCATATAGATTACCATTTATGGTATTTTTCTACCATCTGTGGTAATTTCTTAACCAAAAGTGGTAATGCGCAAAGCCGCATAATTCCAATAAAAAACGGGGACTCCCAGATTTACTGAGAATCCCCTTGAAATGGAGTAGACGGGAGTCGAACCCGTACCTATGCCCTATTTTATCTGCATCGTAGAAGGTCGTGGCATATGGTGGGACGTACAGACTTCCATCTACTCTGTTTTTATGATCGCGTTTATCCCTGCCGCCTTGAGCTGGGCAACCCTCTTTTCGGCGTTGGCTCGGACGGAATACGCGCCCGCCTGAACGCGGTACTGAGTGCCGACCTGCTTGATGAACGCATCCGGGACAACGCTTCTAACGCGTTGCAACGCCTTGTCCGCGTTGGCCTTGACCTTGTAGAGCCCGGCCTGCACGATGTAGGTTACGGCTTCCTTCTTCTTTTCCGTCGGATACCTCAGGCAGAACCTCCACCCGAAGTCAAACCAGTCCGTAACGGCAATTTCGCCGCCTTGGTCACCGGGTTTCCCGTTCTCAGCGCCGCCGGTGGCGTTCCCTCTGGCACCCACAAGCTGCAGCTTCTTGTTCGCCACCATCTCTACGTGCTTGCCGGGCAGGAGTACCACATCGCCCGGAATCATGCCTTTGCCGGTCTTCAGGTTGACCTTCTCGGTCACATCCTCAAAGCCCGCCGCAAGGAACTGCTTCCGCATCGTTGCCGTGTACGCATCTGTCGGAATGGAGGTCAGCCCTGCCGCCCGGTATGCCGCCGCAACGAAGCTGGAACACGCATAGTCCGGGTTGCCGGTGCGGTGACCTTTGCTGTTGTTGTATCCGTGGGTATCGTCGGCGGCGGTCTTCAGTGCCCACTGTACGGCTTTTTCGGGTATCGTCTTCGCCACCGTCTTTTCTCCCTTCTCTGCGTCATACCTTGCCAGACCAAAGCGCCGGATAATGCTGCAGATCTTGTCCACATACTTCGTGTCCGTCGCATACCCGCCTGCCTTGATCAGCTTGATGGCGGCTTCATAATCCGTGCACTCTGTCAGCCCCTTATACCGCAGGGCGTCACCGTTCTTCGCGCCGAGGAGATACGCTGCGTGATCCCCGATGCTGTCTTCGATGCACGGGTATTTCCTGAAGTCGGCCTCCTTGTAGTACGTGCTTCCTGAGGCTGTCTGTTCCGCGGTCTGTTTTGTGTACTTGCTCTTCCCGTCCCAGGTAGAGCCCGGCCAAGTGTTTCCCGACAGCGTGCACTTCATGCCGAATACATTATTTGCGTTCCTGGCGAGGTCCGTCGTGACATATCCGCTCTCCAGGATCATCTGCGCAGCTGTCACGCTCGGCAGGATCCCGGATCGGTCACAGTCATGTACAAGGTCCAGGATCTTTACAGCGGCAGCGGTCTCTGACAGGCCGGCGAACTCCGCAGCCTGCGTCTGGGTCTTCTTCTCAGTCTCCTTCTCAGCAGCTCCGATCAGCGTCTTAAATCTGGCCCAGTCTCCATGCGCCATGATCTCGGACGGGCAGTTCTTGGCGCAGATATCATAGTGACGGTATACATGGTCTGCAGGGATGCCCAGCTCCTGCATGACCATCCTGCAGGCCTGCACGGTATTCTGAAACGCTTTTTCATAATCATAACCGGCGTTCACGCACATCTCAATGCCGATGCTGTTGCGATTGTTTACCGTACCGAAGAGCCTGCCGCCGTAGTTGACGCCCACATGCCAGGCGCCGCGGTTCCAGGGCAGGCACTGGTAGATGTCTTCGTCATCCGTCACGATATGCCAGGACATGTCGTCGATGTAACCGTTCCGGAGGCTGGAGGCATGCGCCTGAGCATTTGCGCCCTTCTTAAAGTTCCCCGTGTTGTGGATCACGATGTATTTCGGATCATTATCCGGGTAGCTGTTGTTGCTAGTCAGATAGGTCTTGTCAAAGGACATTACTCTTCCTCCTCTTCCGGATCTCCTTCCGTCATGATCTCCGCTGCCTTTTTAAGTCTCTTCGTGATCCAGTGAGGCACCGGCAGCCCGGCTTGATCGAGGTTCTCAGCCACGGACAAAACTTCCATAATAATAATGTAAATACTGAAAAATGCAGGAACATCAACCGGCAGCGCGATGGCCATGTGGACGACATATGCCAGCAGGAGCACCATGATCTCCCCGCTTTTGCGGAAGAGCCCCTTGCGCATTTTGGTAGAGTCCCAGGTTCCGTTGATGCTCGCCTGGATCCACCCGGTGATCACGTCCGCGGCCATCATGACCAGCGGCAGGACGATCACCCAGTAACGGTGTGTGAATGTGATTTTGTTGAGAAAGTCCATGGCATATCCTCCATTAAAAAAGACGCCCTAAGGCGCCGTGATATATTCAAGCTTCAGATATTAGCGGTCGCACCTCTGTTATTGGTGTCACCACCTTTCGGGCTTTAATGCGTCCTTTAAACTATCTCCATTTATACATGCCACATTTTACACAGCAGTATTCTTTACGCTTGCTATTATGAGCATTGACCTTATCGCCGTAAAGCGTCCTGACATATTCGTGCTCATGACGGCAGAAAATCATTTTTAAAATTTTCATAACGCTCCTTTAACTTGCAACGCACCCAACACGTTGGGTTCGCTGGATGCGTTGCAACGATGATTTAAAGTGTCCATTTAATTACTATTTCTTTTTCATCACTATGCTTCATACATACTTAATGGTCTATACTCTCTAAAATCAGCTATTAACTTTTTGTATGCGCCTGCTGTATTCGGTTTGACTTGCACAACTCCGTTACTGTTGTTGATAGTGATATAACCACTAATTACATTTGTTGCATATTCATCGGTAACGAACATACACGGGTAAACCATAAATGCTTTTGGTCTGAACCTTGAATTGCTAATAGTGCCAATTGTTTTTGGGTTAGTGCCTGTTAAATCTACATTAGTTAAATTAAAGATAAAGTAGTAATGCAAATAATCCCCTTCTTGTGTAATGCTATTGGCATTAACGCTTAACCCAGTATCGGTTGCTCCATTAGAAAGACTAAGGTTCGTGCCATTGTTATATAAATTGACCGTACCTTTCTTTGAACAATTTATCAATTGTATCTTATGAACAGATTCTGCCATATTGACTTCCGTGCGTAATGCGTCAAATATACAGTCAACACATTTAATGTTGCCGGAATATCCGATAGAAGTTGAAGCAAATTTAAATACAACGGGAGTAGTGGAACTATCGTACAGATTTGAGTTGATATAGTAAACACACCCAATTAGCATGATTGGTCTGTCTGTTTCTCTGTAATATGCGGTTTCGTAAGTGTCAGCATGGCATTGTACGAGTACTGGATACCCCGCATTATGGACAAAGTAATACGTTCCTGCGCATCCTGATGTATTCCATGCGTGTACCCGTGTGTACATGCTGCTGCTGGCGTTATAAATAGCTCTGTCAGCGTCGATAATTACAACATCAGTAAAATGATAATCGCTACTTTGTATTTGTAACCCTGTTGAGTTTCCAGAATTATGCACGCAATGGATTGCAATGTTATTAAAATAACATTCGCCACCGCTCACGCAGTTAATTGCTACGGTTTTACAGTTACGTACATTTATATTTTCAAAAGTAAAATCATAGCCGTGGTCGACCTGCAATCCTGCACACACATTGTTACAATCAATCTTAATATTTTCAAGATATGTCATATCTGCATATCTTGTCCCTGTCTGTGTAATATATACACAACACTTATACGCAGATAAACTATATCCAGTGAGTGCCACTATTGAAGCCCCATTCCCATAAATGTGAAAATTGGTCGTAGGGTCGACAATCTTAATTTGGTCACCTACTGCGTAGCGTGATTTTGCATTAAAATACAAAGGTTGATTGTGTGCAATGCAATAATCTATCGAATTTTGCAGAGCGGTTTTGTCGTTTGTCGTACCATCGCCCACCGCGCCAAATAATTCTGGAGTAATGTCAACCTGCAGTCCCTTGTAATTACACTTGACAGATACAGTTCCAGTTCCATCAAAATATCCGCCAAAGGCTATAATATCATCGGTAGCGGGGACATAGGAAACAGACTCATTACTGGCAAATGTGCTATCAATAACTGTTGTTGTGCCATCCTTCTTGTAAACTCTCAGATTCCAACAATTGTTGTCTGTGTTATTCGTTATAGTGTAAATTGCATCCTTCAAAAAGGGAAATTCAATTCGCTTTGAAGCCCCACCAATAATCGGATAAGATGCATCAACGCCATTAAGATAATAATCAATAGCGCTCTTTAAATCACTCAGGTCATCGCCCCATTCCGCATCGTAATCCGTGCCTGATTTCTTGACGATGATCTGTCCCTCTGTGCCGCCAGATGGGATGCCTTCAAGCGGATGGGCATCGATATAATCGGCCACTGCCTGCGCGAGCTGTTCCTGCGCGATTCTGTGCGTGTCGATGTAGTCGATCAGGGCATCGTACCAGGCCTGCGTAGCTGCGGGAATGATGACATCGCCGGACAGGGACGCCTTGACATTCGTGGCGAACATCGCGCTCTTGCTCAAGCCTTCCGTCCCGAACGTGTACCTGACCTCGCAATAGCCGATACCGGCATAGACCGTGTCGGTCTCACTGACCGTCCACGTCAGCGTGGTCCCCGTGGTCTCTCCGATGAGATACGGTGCGGGGTCTTTTGACCGCTGGTGGTAAAGCGTGGCGGTGCCGGCGCCATACTTCTCCCGCATGGCACTCAGATCAAGCACGATTTCCCGCGCCTGTTTTTCGCCCTGCCGTCCGAGGTAGACCCCAGGCTGAACCGCCTCATCCGTGACTGTGATGTTAACTGTGACCATGGCAATTTTCCTCCATAGTGCTTAAACGTTCTTCGAGTTCCTCAACCTTCGCGGACAGCTCCTGCACCGCTTTTGTCAGGTACGCAACGACCATGTACGTGTTGACCTGCTTCTCATCGATGTTCCCGTCTTCGTCGTATCCGCCGCCGAGGGCAAGGTCAGGGTCGATAGCTTCCAGTTCATCCGCGATGAAGCCGATGCTCTGGTGCTTCCCGTCCCGCCGCCAGTCGAACTGCCGCAGCTGCATCTGGTTGACCGCATCCAGGCCGTTCACGTCCGTGTTCTCGATGTTCTGCTTCAGGCGGATATCGGACACGGAAGAAGACCATATTGTCTTGACGCTGTAGTTGTCGCCGGTATCGCCCCACTGACCGGCTACTCTGAACTGGTAGTTAGAGCCGTCCAGACGGGCAGACATGTAAGCGACTCGGCGGCCATCCGTACCATAAGAACCGACCGGCTTGTAGAAGCCGTTGTAGGTCGCCACGCTTGTCAGACTCGTTGGATGCGGGATAAACACGGCATGACTTGCGCTTGAATAGATGATATATTCACCGTTCTGGATGTCGTACAAGCCGATATTGCCCGCCGCTGATGCCGTAAACCTGCCCTGCCGGTTGTGCGTGCCGTCATCGAAACCGACATCGACTGAGCTGCCGTTGATTGACGCCCACGCGTTGCCGTTCTTCGCATCGAGCGCGCCGCCTGACAGCCCGATATAATGCGTGTCAGATGCAAAGCTGGTAATGCCGTAACCAATCTTGGTCATGTAGTTTGAGAACCGGCTGTCCGTGAACTTCAGCTCTGCACCGTCAAGCTGTGCAGTCATCGTGCCCTTGGTGATTTTCAGGACATCATCGATTTCGGCGTTCTTCGTGTACAGCTTGCCCGCATTGTTCACGTAGAACACGCCGGAAGCCGAAGACCACGCGCTGCCCTTCGTCATGCGCTTAACATAGAAGTTCACGAGGCCCGGGCCGCCGCTGTCTCCCTTCATGCCGACTTCGTATTCATACGTGCTGTCAGACATCTGCTTGTAAAATGATGTCGGGTAGGCGTGACCGCCATCTGCGGTCGTCTTCGCCGCGCACCCGCTGTCACCCTTGATGGTCTTGAATCCGCCGATTTCGCCTTCGGATATCTTGGTGTAGCCATCGAGATTGATTTTTTCGGCTTGGATGAGCACCTCGCCCGCTGACTGATTGATGACCGACACCAGCCTGTCGCCGTCGCTCACGATGGTCGAGATGTTGTCCGCGGTACGCTGGATTTCGGTGTACTGGCCCTGTAAACCCGTGACCCTTGTCCGCATATCAACCATTTCCTCGGCGACTTCCTGAGCCGCGCTGTCATCCGTGGGCGGGTTGGTGTCGTTGCCGACTATCCACGCCTTGCCGTCCGCGACGCGGATCCTGACCTCATCGCCCGCCTTCGCGCCGATCGAGAGCGCCACTGGCGTGTTCGGGATATCCGACCCATCGAACTGCACGTAGGCCGTCCCGCCTTCCACGCGGGTAACCCTGCCCGTGTAGTCTGACCCGCTCTTTTCCTTCTTCGCGAGCATCTCAAACAGCTCGCGCACCGCATCCGTCACTTCGTCACCCCCTCAGAAACCTTTGCGCCGTAACCAAGCTGAACCTTCTGGCTGTTTACCGTGAAAATATCGTCGATACCGTGTCCGGGCAGATGCAGGCGCACCTTATCGCCGACGGTAACCTCCGGGCGGTAGCGCCTGGTATAGCTGATTTTCCGCGCCGGGCCCTGAAGCTCCTTAAGCCTTCGCTCGGCATATGACTGCAATGTCTCATCATCTCCGATGGACGAAGCACTTTCCGATGCCCATATCTCACCCGTCCCGCCGCGCATGGCCTGCCGCGATACGGTCGACAGCTGACTTTCCGGGTCGTCGTCCCTGACCTCCACGCACTCCTTGCCGCTTGTCACCCGCAGGCAGTTGGGCGCGCTGTACCAGTCTGCCGTATCCGTGATGTTGACCTCCACGCAGTCGTTCTCGTTGTCATCGAACTGGGCGGCCTCTTCCTCGGCACGCGGAACCAGGTTGATTGTCCCGCTGCCGTCAATGCGGATACGCCATCCGATGGAGTCGAGCACGCGCTGAGCCATAGACAAATAGGTGTCTTTGTCTTCGGAGATGATGGCCTCGGTCAGTGCCGGCGAAGTGCCGTACAGAATAGGCGCGGGACCGAGACCCAGCAGCTCGGCAGCGGCGGCAGCTCCCTGGACACCCGCAGCCACGAAGAAGCCTCTGGGTGTCAGGATGTCATCCACCGGCTTAAGCACCGAATAGCACGCCACCTTATAGGTGACCTTGTTGCCCTGGAGCGACCTCTGCGGAGCTGAAGCAAGACCCGTAAACAGCGGCACGCGTTCTCCGCTTTCACCCTGCCGCGCCCGCAGGTACACCCGCAGGATGCACTCACCCGGAGACTCCGGAAGGGTCAGGTCTGCGGACTCCATCAGGCCGGAACCGCTTTTCGAGATGCTCCCGGAAATCAAAAGGAAAGACCCGGTATCCTGAAAAGATATCGGGTCGACCTGTCTGAGTTCATATGTTGCTGTGAAACCTGCATTCCAATCCATTACTTATTCCTCTGGATGTATGGCGTTCCATTCCGCGAGCGTCATGCCTTCCGGCTCCTGCGGGTCGATTGCCTTGATGGTCAGGCTGTAAG